ATACCGAAGGGTTCACGCTTGGAGTGTGCGGTCGCCTCGAATGACGAGGCGACGATCCTGCAAGTCTGGGGCACCAAAGCGGCCCTGCTGAGCTAAGGAGCCTGACATGGCCGAGTGGCCGATAGCGTGGCCGGGCGGGAATCCCCCGGAGGGCGCGACACTGGATCAGGTGCGGCACGCCGAGCTTCTCGCGACGGGCGCATTGCGGAAGCTGACGCTGTATCAGGTCGGCGGTGAGCCGATCACGGTCATGCCCTGTGCGCGGACGTGTTGCCGACCGTTCCTCAGTAACACGTCCTTCTACCCGGTCCTGCTGGACAACGGCATGTACGGGAACTGCTTCTGCTCTGACGGGTGCAACTGCGGCAACGTCCCCGGCGTCACCCTCGAAGGCCCGGTGGGGTACATCGTTGATGTAAGGGTGGACGGTGTGGCCCTGCTTCCTTCCGCCTACCGGGTGGAGGACGGCACACGCTTGGTCCGGCTCGATGGGAAGAGTTGGCCAGCGTGCGCCGGGGATAACTTCACGGTGACGTACCTCAACGGCTACGAGGTCGATGAGTTGGGCGAGTTCGTCGGCGGTATCCTCGCGAACGAGTTCCTGATGGCACTCACGGACGAACGGAAGTGCAGGCTCCCGGCTGAGACGACTTCCATCGCCCGGCAGGGTATGAACCTGACATTGGAGACGGGGCTGTTCCCGAACGGGCAGACCGGCATCCGCGAGGTTGACCTGTATGTGCAGATGTGGAACCCGAACCTGCTGAAGGTGAAGCCGAGGGTGTACTCGCCGGACCACAAGCGTCCCCGGACGGTGACAGGCTGATGGACATCAACGGCATCATGGATGTCCTGCTCGACAATCTCCACAAGGAACTGATCGCGGACGGCACCGCCGAGAACCTGTGCGCGGTGTCGCTGTTTCCCGGCGACAGCATCCCGCTCGACTACGGCGGGTGCGGCGGCATCGTGTGGGTCCGGCTGACTTCGGCGCATCCGTCAGCGGCGTTCCCGGCGTCCGATGTCACGCTCGACAACTGCGCGTACACGCTGGCCTTCCCGGTGGAGGTCGGCGTGTACCGTCCGGCACCCACGGTGCAGATGATCGCGGGCAAGGCGTATCCGCCGAGCGACAAGCAGAACACCGACGCGGCGCATCTCCTGACGAACGACATGAAGGCGATGCACCGGGCGCTGGTGAAGCTGAAGGACGAACTCGAACTGGTGGTCCTCGGTTCGTTCACGCCGCAGGGACCGTACGGCGATCTTGTCGGCGGTACGTGGACCGTCAGCGTCGGTGAATACTGATGGCGGGTCCGGTCCGGTTCCGCGTTCACGAACGTCAGGTCGGCAGGTACATCATGCCGGGCGGCGAAGTGAATGACCTGATTTGGGACATAGCGAAAAACACGCGGACGATTGCCCGCGCTACGGCACCCCGGCGTACCGGCAAACTGGCCGGGGCCACGCGCGCGAACCGGCCCAAGCCGACCGGCCTGTTGCGTGCGGCGTCACTGGTCTACAACAACGCCGGGCACGTACTGCATGTACATGACGGCACGCCGAGGATCAGCGCGAAGGGCAAGGGCTACCTGACGATTCCGCGCATGAGCTACGCGGGCGGGCCAATGAATCCGAGCGGTTCGCTGTTGCGCCGGTCATGGATCGCATCGGGCGGGTACGGAAGCGGCGACCCGAAACCGTACTTCACAACCAGAAGCGTTGCGGGTCAGCGAGCCAACCCGTTCCTCGCGAATGCACTGTCAGCGGCGATGCTGGCGGAAGGTCGGCTCACCTACACGCGCTGGTAGGCGCGGTACTCTGAGACTGTCCAAGCTTGGACACCCCGGAGACACGACTCTAGGAGACGTAGTGAAAGACTTCGTAACCGACGCCAAGCCCACACTGGGCAAGAAGCGCGACCCGAAAACAGCGACCAAGTTCAAGGTTGACGGTGTGCCTGTCACGTTCTACGAACCGATGCCCGGTCAGGCCGCGATCATGATGACGATGGGCACGCGCGAAATCAACCTCGAAGCGAGCGCGCTGTTCATCCAGTTGTTCTTCGACCTGATGGACGACGCAACCCGGCGCCATTTGACGACGCGCCTGCTCGACGCTGATGACTCGTTTGAACTGGAATCGAAGGGCGGCATCTTCGACATCTGGGAGAACCTCATCAAGGAGTGGTCGTCAAAAAAAGCTATCAATATGCCTGCCGACTATCAGCCACCGCGACGAGTAACTGGCAAGCAATCGACGGGCACTTCTCGGGCCTCGGGATCGACATCCTCACGCTCCCGCTCTCGCGCTTCCTCAGCGTAGTTTACGTCTGGACCAAGGAGCACCTGTCACAGGAGGATGCGGAGAGGTGGGAGGCGGAACTCGACAAGCCGTTGCCGCGTCAGTCGATGGAGTCTCTCATCGAGGATGAGATGAAGCAGTTGGAGCAGTTGTAGGAGGACAGTCGCCGTGGCACTGACATCACGCGAAGTTGCGGAAGCGTACATTGATGTCCACGGCGACCTGTCGCCCTTTCGGAAGCAGTTGAACAAGGCCGGTGAGGATGCGCGCAAGGCGGGTATCGCCAACGCGGACAAGTTCTCTGACGGCTGGAAGAAGCGCCTCGAAGCGAGCATGGGCGATCAGTGGGAGGCCCTGCTCGATGCCATGTATTCGGGGGACTCGGTTGACTGGGACCGCCTGATCGGCAAGTTCGACTCGAAGGACTTGGACGCCGCCTCAGAGAAAATCCAACTGTTCATCGAAGAGATGCGCGAGGGCGGGAAGCTCACCAAGAAGCAGTATCAGGAAGTCACCAACGAAGTCCGCAACGTCATCAAAGCCAAACAGCAGGAACTGTTCGTCCAGCGCGACCTTGCCGCCGCCACTCAGGAACACACGGACGCCATCGTCCAGCACGTCGCGGCCACCACCGAACTGATCGAGGTCGAATCAACGCTCGACGATCTGATGGAGGGCCACACCGAGCAGATGCGCGAGGACGGGTCCGTCACCGCAGACACTGACCGGAAGAAGCGCGGGTTCGTTGGCACGCTCCGCGCCCTCGGGGGCATGTTCAAGTACACGGCAAGCGAGGGCGGCAAGCACAACAGGGTGCTCGCGCTGATGTCCGGCATAGCCGACAAGGTGAAGCTGTCGTGGTCCCGCACCGACTCGACTGTCCGCATGGTCATGGGCCTGATCGCGGCGGCGGCTGGCCCGATGGCTACACTCGGCTCCGGTCTTGCCGGGGCCGGTACTGCGATTGCGTCCTCCCTTGCTCTGGGCATCGGTGCCCTTGGTGCCCTTACCCCGGCGCTGGCCGGTATCGCTGTCGGCGTGGGCCTCGCGGTGTCGTCCTTCGACGAAATCAAGGCTCGGGTGCCCGGCGTGCAGGCGGCGCTGGATTCCATCTCGAACACATGGACGGCGCAGGCGGACGCCTTCGGCCGGAACTGGGAAGGCGCGCTCGAACGCCTGCTCGCTAACTTCGCGGCGCAGATCGGCAAGTACGACTTTGGTGCGGCCTTCGGCACCGCCTTCGCCAACATCACGGACGCCTTCAACAACGTAGTGTCCGGGCCGGGGTTCGCGGCCTTCATGCAGGCCATGACAGGGACCATCCCGAACGCTGTGCGCGGGCTTGGCATCGGCTTCGCCGGGCTGACCGGGGCGCTGTTCTCGTTCATGGCCGGGGCCGCGCCTGTGGCGCAACAGCTTGGGCAGGACTTCGCCGGGTGGGGTCAGAAGATCGGTGAGGCAGTTGAGAAGGCACGCGCCTCGGGCGTCCTGACGGCGGTGCTCGAAAAGATGCGGGAGTCCCTGCTCGCGGTGCTCGACTTCACCGGCTCGCTGGTCATGTCCCTTGGCACCCTGTTCGGTATCGGCGCGGACAGCGGGAACCGGATGCTCGCTTCCCTGACGCAGATCGTTGACCGCTTCACGGCTTGGATGAACACCGAGGCCGGGCGCGCCACGATGATCGAATGGTTCAACAACGCCGAGACGATCATGCGCTCCATCGGGCCACTGCTTGTCGGGCTTGGGCAGGCAATGGCGATCCTTGTGACACCGGAGACTATCGCGATGTTCGCGAACCTGATGTCCACAGTGGGCCAACTGCTCCCGATCATCGCGCAGGTTCTGGCGGTGGTGTCGCAACTGGGCATCCTGAACATCCTCGCGCAACTGTTCCTCGTGGTCGGTCAGGCGATACAGCCTCTGCTCCCGCCGCTGATGCAGATCGCTGGCATTCTTGGCCCGCTCCTGCAACAGGCAGTCATCGCCCTTGCACCGCTGTTCAACGCACTGGTCGCGGCGATCCTGCCGATTGTGCAGGCTGTCCTTCAGGTGGTGGGCGTGATCGCGCCTATCCTGATCCCGGCCATCCAGCAGATTGTCGCCGCCGTAACTCCCGTCATCGGGGTGTTCGGTGAACTGATCGCCTTCATCGTCGGTATGCTCGCGCCGATCCTTGGTCCCATGCTTGCCGGGATGATCCAAGGCGTAGTCATGATCTTCCAAGGTCTGTCAACGATGATTATGGGCGTAGTGCAGATCATCCGGGCCATCATTCAGGGGATGTCGGACTTCTTCAGGAAGATTTTCACGAACGACGTGCCGGGTGCCATGCAGTCCCTTGGCAACATGTTCGTCCAGATTTTCGGCGGCATCGTCAAGGTCGTGTCGGGCGCTGTGCAGGCCGTTGTCGGGTTCATTCAGGTCTACATCGTGGGCCGCGCCCTCGCCCTGATCCGGTCCGGCCTGACGGGGGCGCTCAACTTCTTCAGGAACATCTGGAACAACATCTCGACCACCGTGTCCGGCGCTCTTGGCCGGGTCGTCAGCTTCGTGTCCAGCGGCATGTCGCGGGTCGGCTCTGCGGTGTCCTCGTGGATGTCCCGCGTCGGCAGTTCCATCTCGTCGGCGTGGAACTCGGCGGTCAGCTTCGTGTCCGGTGCTATGGGCCGGATCGGCAGTGCCGTCTCTGGCGGCGTAAGCCGGGTCATGAGCTTCATCGGTTCCCTGCCGGGCCGGATCGTCGGCGCTCTCAGCGGTCTGGGCGGTCGGCTGTCGGCTATGGGTTCCTCGATGATGCAGGGCTTCGTGAACGGCATCTCGTCGATGGCCGGGCGCATCTTCGACGCGGCAATGAGCGCCGTGGGCAACGCTGTGAACGCTGTGAAGAACTTCCTTGGCATCCGGTCCCCATCCCGCCTGATGGCGTGGATGGCCCGGCAGACATGGCAGGGCTTCATTCTCGGCGGCGAGGCTATGGAACGCCCGCTAATGTCGGCGTCCGAGCAACTCGCGGCGACTGTCGCGGCAGGGTTCAGCCATATGTACGACGAGGGCCGGGCGGCGGCGGAAGCTCTCGCCAAAGGACTCACGTCGAACAAGGCGCTTGTGTCCGGCGCGCTCGACAGGCTCACGCCGGAACTCACTGCGGCGGAACGTCGGCTCACCATCGGCACCGGCCCCGGTGTTGCCGGGACGGCACCGGCACCGGCAGGTTCGCAGACGGTGTTCCAGCCGGGCGCGATCCAATTCCAGACTCAGGTGCGGGATGGCAAGACGGCGGCGAACCAACTGCTCGACGTGCTGGCGCGGAATGCGAAGGTGGGCTAGATGTACCCCGGATACTTGGAACTCGGCGGCGTGGAGCTTTTCAACAACGCCCGGACTGCGGCGTACATCAAGGCGTTCGTGCCGGGCCTGAAGGTGAAATGCGACGAGGCCGGCTTGCACCGGGCGCTGGGCGATGCGGCGTACGTGAGTCCAAGCTTGGACACCGCACCGTGGTATCGGTCAGCGAACGCGGACACGGCGAAGTTCCTCGGCCTCTACACCTCGGTCATCGAGGGCGACGAGGATTCGTCCCGGCAGATGGAGATTACCGAACTGGCCGGGGACGGCGCGGTGCAGGCACTGGCACGTCACGGCTCGAAGGAAATCCGCGTGAAGGGCTGGATGATCGCGCTCGATCAGGCGGGGATGCAGTCGGGCTGGGCGTGGCTGAGGTCGGTGCTCGATGACAATCCCTGCGGCGGGACGGACCTGTACTGCGAGGGACGGCCACTGCATTTCTTCAAGGCTTCCCCTGCGGCGGCGGTGCAGGCGGACGCGGACGCGCTGGTCGCGAAGTATGCGCGGGTGACGTACCGGGTGGAGCCGGTGGACGGGCCGCGCCGGACGGCGATCCTCCCGTCGAAGCACGCCACGATCTGGGAGGTCGAGTTCACGCTGAACGCCGGGGTGCCGTGGACGTTTACCCTTCCAGCGGCGACGGCGACGACGAGCGGCATTTCCCCTACGAGCGTGGGCGAAACGGTATGCCCGACGCAGACGGACGCCTACGACGACCTGATTGTGGACCCGCTGGTGCCTTGGGTGACGCGCCCGCCGAAGCCACCGGCCATCGAACCGTACGCGATGCCCGCATCGTGGAACCGCTACGTCATGAGCATCCCCTCGACGCTGGGTGCCCGGTCGGGCCGCGTGGTTCCTACCGTCGTCTGCACGACAGGCGCGGAAGCTATGCGCGTCGTCAGGGTCAGGCTCTACCGGACAGGGTTCACGGACCCCTGTGACTTCGAGGGGGAGTTTTTCATCACCTACGTTCCGCCGAACGCCATCCTGACGATCAACGGCCCCGAACGGCTCATCTCTGTCACGGTGGGAGGGAAGGTGAAGCCCGGCGCGAACCTCGTCGTGGGTTCGTCCGGCCGTCCGGTGAAGTGGCCGAGCATGGCGTGCGGGACGAGCTATCAGGTTTACGTGGAAGCGGACGGCGCTCTGAACGGCACCGTCCGCACTGACATCTCGATCCGGGAGTAGAACTTGGCCCTCCACTGCGAACGCCACACGGCCTTCATTTACGACCGGGGCGGACTCCACATGCTGGGGACACTCGGCAAGGTCAGCCGTGTCCAGTGGGAGAGGATCAGGGACGACATTTCGAGCGCCACGGTGGAGATAGCCGCCCGGCACGCGACCTGCGATTCGACGCTGGGCCTGTCCGCCACGGGCCGGTCGGAACTGGTGATCTACCGGGAAGCGGAGCGCGTGTGGGAGGGACCGATCACGCACGTCACCCGGCAGGGCAACTCGGTGGCCATCGGCGCGCGGGACGTGGGCCACTACGTCTACCGCACGATCATGAAGCAGGAGTACAACAACGCTTACCCGTACATCGGGACGGCAACCTCGCGGATCAAGCGCATCCTGCTGGCCGAGATGGCGCGCATGGAGGCGCAAGACCCGCCGATCAATTTCTTGCCGTACCTGAACGTGCATGAGTTCGCGGACAACGCCGGTACGTCGGCGCACACAATGCCGTTCGAGATGACAGTGTTCGAGCACATGGACACTATCGCGGCGCGTGGTGGCATCGACTACACGACGATTGGCCGGGCCATGCACATCTGGGATGTCCACCGCCCCATCGGGCACACCGCCACCGTCTCGGAGACGGACTTCCTCGGGGATGTCATCATCACCGAATACGGCATGGAACTGGCGACGTACTCGGCCATCACGGACGGCAAGGGCCGGGCCGGTGAGGCTGGTGGGCCGGACCCGTTCTACGGTCTGGTGGAGATACTCGATACCGCCTACGACGAGACGAACGGGGAGGACTGGGACGCGGAGCAGGGACCGCAGGAACCGCCGTCCATCGCGGAGATGGCATCACAGGCGGCGCGCGTGCTTTCGGGCCGCAACCCGGTCCCCGTAGTGGTGCGCGTGCCGGACAATTCATCGCTGAACCCGGACGGCGTGCTGTCGCTGGCGGACCTGATGCCGGGGAACTTCATCCCATTGGTCGCCAACCTGCCGGGGCGTGCCCTCTCGCAGATGCAGAAGCTGGATAAGGTGGTCGTGGAAGAGACGGCAGAAGGGGAGACGATTCAGGTGACTCTTTCACCCGCTCCTATCGAGGGCAGTAACGCGGAGGACACATGAGCCGCCCGCCTCGCGACATAGGTGAATGGATGCGCCACATGGAGCGCGAGGTCGCGAAGGCCAAGCGCTCCGGTCAGGCCACGCTTGCGCGTGAACTCCAAGCGGAAATCATCAAGGTGCGCGATGATGTCAACGCGGCCATCGACACCCGCCAACCTGCCGCGCCGATTGAGTTCTCGATCCAGACTTCGGTGTTGGCCGACCCGCGCCCCTACAGCCAGTTGTCGATGAACTTCTCGGATGTCACCGTCGCTACTGATGCCTCCGCGATCACCGTCACCGAGTATGAACTGTGGGGCCGGGACGAAACTGGCTGGAACGGGACCGGGACGCCTCCCGCGTACAAGCGCATCGAGACATCCACCAAGTCGGAGTTCCTCGCGGAGCCATTCGTACCGGGTTCAAAGTGGCGGTTCATCGTCCGCGCCATTGTGGACACCATGCGCCTGCCCGGCGTGTGGTCGGCTGAGCAGGTAGTCACAATGGTTACGGACACGACGCCGCCGAAGATACCACCGAACCCTGACCTGTCACAGAACCTTGGTGTCGTCACGGTCAAGTGGGACGGCAAAGCCGCAGACGACAGCGCGATGGACCCGGACTTCAAGTTTGTGGAAATCGCGATGGCTGTCTCCACACCGGGCGATGCCGATGTCATCCCTGACATGTTCATCGAGGCCGGGGCTATCCACATCCTCGACCTGCCGTACAACGAGCCGCGCCAGTTCCGCATGAGGGCGGTGGACTGGTCCGGCAACAAGTCGCCGTGGTCCGGCGCGTCATCCATCACACGCCAGCCTCTCGTGTCCGCCGACATCTCGGGGCTGGATGTCACCATCGGGGAGCAGACAGAGCGGGCCGAAGCCGCTGAAGCCGCCGCGCTCCAAGCCGCCGAGGATGCGGTTGCCGCACAGACCGCCGCCGCGAACTCTGCGTCCCAAGCCGCCGCTTCACAGACTGCCGCCAACACTGCCGCCGCCAACGCCGCCGCATCACAGTCAGCCGCTGACGCCGCCGCCGCCGATGCGGCTCAGGTACAAGCCGCCGCTGATGCGACTGCCGCCGACGCCGCCGCCGCGCAAGCCGCCGCCGCCCAAAGTGCGGCAGATGCCGCCGCCGCTGAAGCCGCCGCCCTGCAAGCCGCCTCTGACGCGCAGACGGCACAGCAACAGCTTGAAGCGCAGTTGGGCGAAGGTGGCCGGATCATCTACGGCGACACCACGCCTGCCGTCGAGGATCAGACAGCGAACAACATCTGGCTGAAGTCGGACGGCTCGATGTGGCGCTGGGACGAGAGTGTCCAAGATTGGACACTCATCGAGGATGAGGCGATGGCCGCTCTCGGCCTACAGGTGGACGCGGCGAAGGACGCCGCCGAAGCCGCCGAGGTGAACGCCGCCACGTCCGCGTCCGAAGCCGCCGCCGCTGAGCAGGCCGCGCTTGCCGCACAGGCTGAAGCTGACACTGCCGCCGCCACAGCCGCCACCGCGCAGGGAAACGCGCAGGCCGCGCAGACAGCCGCAAGCGCTTCGGCTACTGCCGCGAATCAGGCGCAGGCTGAGGCTGAGGCCGCTGAGCAAGCCGCCGCCGCATCTGCCGCCGCCGCGCAGGCCGCTGAGAATGCCTCGGAGCAGGCCGCTATTGATGCCGGGTCGTCGTCTGCCGCCGCGCTCGCCGCTGAGCAGGCGGCTGAGGCCGCGAACCTCGCCGCTGATGCCGCCCGGGATGAGGTGAACGCATACATCCTCGCCGGGGATACGATCATCGTGAACGGCAACTTCGACGCGCCGATCACATCCCCGCCTCTCGGTTGGCCGTCGCGCACCCTGACGTACAACGAGGCGTCCACCGGGACGGCGCGCTCCGGGTCGCAGGTTCTCCGGGCCACGCCGACGACAGCGACTGTCGCGTACGCTTACACCGATTGGGTAGCCGGGCAGAGTGACCGGACCTACTACGTCGAGTATTACGTCCGTCTGCGCGAGGCACTGAAGTCCGGGAACAGCGCCCAGCAACTTGGTGTCTACTATTCGTGGACTCAGGAGAACGGCACGACCGGCTCCACGTCGGTCTACCAGAACAACGGTGCCGCCGCTGTCACGCTTGCGTCATTGAGTACGACGGCGTGGGTGAAGGTCGCCACGACGTACAAGGTCACAACAGCCAATGTGAAGCTGATGCGGTTTGGGCCTCGCATCCCTGCCATCACGACGACCGGGCAGAACTTCGAGATTGACGACTTTCGGGTCGTGGACATCACGCACGCTCAGGCCGCGCTGGACGCCGCCGCCGCCGCACAGACGACGGCGAACACCGCCAACGCAACGGCTGGCGCGGCGCAGGGTACGGCCAACTCCGCGCTGAGCGCGGCGACCCATAACGCGAAGAACCTGTTCTCGGTGGACCCGCCATCCGGCACCGCTCCGCTTGGGACGATCTGGTTTGAGGTGGATGGCACTGGCAAGATCGAAAACCAGTGGCAACAGACTGCCGGTGATGCCGTCACGGATGGTTCTACGTGGACAAAACGCGAGGTCCGCTCCGAGGTCATCGCCAACCTCGACGTGGGCAAACTCGTCGGCGGGTTTATCGACTCCGTTCACATTGAGACGCGCACCCTCGCGGTAGGCCCCGGCGTCACGCTCGGGGAGAAGCTCGACGCCTCGGATGCCACGGCAACGAAAGTCGGCTCGTGGTCAGCGGCGTCCGACGTTACATTCATCGACGGCGGCAAGGTCTACACCGGGTCGATCAAGGCGCTACAGATCGACGTGAACAACCTTGCGGCGGATACCGGCTTCGTCGGCTCGATGCGGACCAACGTGCTGACCGCCGACTCGGTGAGCACGACGGCGCTGGCCGCTGGCGCGATCACGTCCAAACATACGATCACTGGTGCCGTATTCCAGACGACGACGACGGCGAACCGGGGCGTGAAGTTCGACTCTTCGGGCATCAATGCGTGGGACCCCACCGGGGTCAGCATGTTCAGCGTGGACTCGGCTACCGGCTACGCCCGCATCTCGGGCCGCTACTACTCGGGTGCGCCGGGCACCGGCGGCGTCGGTATCATCCCCGCCGTGGACTCCTACAACTTGGCACAGGTTGCCATCCTGTTCTCCTCAAACGGAAACTACAGCAGCACTAACGCCGGTATGTGGGTGGACACCACGGCAGGCACGCAGGTCCTGAACCTCCGTGGACACAACGGCGGCGACGTGGAAATCAAGTCGCAAAACCTGCAAATGAATCAGTCCAGTGGCCGCATCGGAAACTTCTCCAACTGGGCGCTGGGCGATACAACGACGAACGGCAACAACTACCTGCCGAACCTGAAGATTGCCGGGCCGTCCACGGCATACCTGCGGCTGGCGAACGCCCCGACATCCTCAGCCGCCGCCAACGTCCTGATCGCAACCAACCCAGAAGGCGTGCTCTACCGCTCCACATCGTCCCTGCGGTACAAGGCGGATGTCCAAGATTGGACACCGGAACTCACGGTCCTCCAACTCAGTCCCCGGACATGGGTGGACCGCCAGCCGCTGGATAGCGCCGACCCGTTCCAGAGGTACTACGGCATGATCGCGGAGGAAGTGTTCGCGATCCTCCCCGAGGTTGTGGCGCTGAATGACTTTGGGGAACCTGACTCGATCCAGTACGACCGTATTGCGGTCGCTATGATCCCGGTCCTGCAAGAGTTGATGCGGAGAGTGGAAGCCTTGGAAGGGGCCTAGAATGGCAAAGCCAACCGTGGATGACCTGAAAGCGCTGACGGACGCTGAATTGGAAACGCTTCAGCTACAGGTCAACGCAGAGGTCGCTGTTCGGATTCAGAATGAGCGGCTGGAAAACCGGCTGGTCACAGCCATCAGTGATGCGCAGAGCGTAGGCTTCACGGATGCAGAGATAGACGCTGTTATCACTAAGAGCCGGGAACGGGCGAAGAAGGGCGACCGCGATCCGGTGACGCCGAACCGGGGACCGGACCTCCCAAAGAAGGTCGCGAAGTCCTTTGACGATCCGAAGCCGTCAGTGGCGAAGATGAAGGCCATGCACAATCAGGAACAGTAGGAGACGGAGATGGCACAGATTGACGCAAACCGCGTGCTGGATGCGATGGCCACGAAACTTGGCCGGGCAATGCTGGACGCCACGATAACCGAAATGGCGCTGGCCGACGCTGAACGGACAATCGCGGAACTCCGGGGCGATGCGCCCACAGTGGAGGACGCCCCCAAGAAAACCGGCCGATCCTAGGGTATGGACGTGCTGGAATTTATCGGCCTCAATCCACAGGAATGGACGCCGGTTGCCGTTGTCAGCCTCATCGTCCTGATGATCCTGTTCGGCTGGTTGATTCCACGCTGGCAGGTTCGAGAAATCATGAAGGACCGTGATGAGTGGAAAGCAATGGCAATCGCCCAACAGCAGATCAGCCGGGACTTGGCGGAAGCCGCCAAAGACAACGCCGAACCAGCCAAGGTCATCGCGGAGGCCGTCCAGTCGAAAGCTGATGGAGATGCCTAGGTGGTTGAGGAAGATTCAGGTGTCTGAGGCAGACAAAGCAGAACTTCAGACAATGAAGATGGAGACGGAGCAACAGGCAGTAGAAGCAAAGGGGATACTGGCTGATGCGCGCCGGACTGCGGAGCGTGTGAGGCGCGCCCGTGATCGGGACACGTACAACGCCTCGCTCGATCAGATATTTGGAGGGGACAAATGACTCCCGCCGCCAGTCTCACGGACTTCGAGATTTCGATCCTTGTCGGTCTTGCTTGGATCGCGTTCTTCTCGCTCGTCATCGTCATCCTCATCTACGGCCTCCTGACGCCGTGGTGGAGGTCGCGTACCGGGATCGGGTTCATGTCCACGAAGATAGCGTTCGGTATTGCCATCGGCCTGTCGCTGGCCAGATACAACGGGCACCTGTTCCCGGCATGGATTTACGTGGCGGCGTGGATTCTCATCATCCTGTCCATCAACCTTGGGGTTACGTGGAACATCGTCTACAAGCAGTTCTTTCAGCATCGGGGGGATGAGGTGGCCGACAAGAGCGCGGACCACCTGATACAAACGGGAGTCAAGCACGAGCTTCTGACGGGTGAGATTCCCATCCAGCAAGGAGAGGGAAATGACCGAGGAATACCAAGGTAGGCACGAAGCCGACGTTCCCCCGGACGGCGTAATCGACCATGAGGCCGCTGTCGCCGCCGACGAGAACTCGGGGACACCTCCGCACATCTCAGCCAAGGCGCGCACCGCCGTCTATATCGGGTGTCTGATCGTGAACGTCATCGCGATCCTGCTGGCGGGCCTGCTCCCGCTGTTCGATGTCATCAGCTATGAGAGGGCGGCGGCGGCTGGCGGCATCATTCTCGTCGCGGTGAACACCGTGTCGATGGCCCTCGCGGTGGGCTACCGTCCGACCCGTCCCGGTTCGCCGGTCAAGCCTGTCTAGGAGCAGAGATGTCCACCGTGAACTTCACGCTTACGCGCACCGACCCGGAGGGCGTCGAGGTGCCCGCTGACGGCAGGGTCCGGTTCACCCCGATGGGGACTCTGGATGCGTCCAGCTTCACCGCGTCGGTCGGCGCTGACGGGTTCGAGGCCGTTGAACTGTCCCCGACCCCGCTCGGCGGGGCGTGGAAGGTCGCGGTGAACGTCGCTTTCGGGCAGGCCCGGATCGAATACGTGCTGGTGCCGGATGCGGTCGAGCCTATCCAGTACGACGATCTGGTGAAGGTGGACCCGGCGACGTTGAACCCGGATTCGGGCACGCCTGATCCCGCTTGGTACGGGCATGTGGATACACTGGCGACTCAGGCGGCTCTTGCGGCGGCTGACGCTAGGGGAAGTAGGGAAGCCGCTGAGGCCGCTCAGGATGCGGCGGTGGATTCTCAGGACTCTGCCGCCGTGTCCGCCACATTGGCTGAAGAATCCGCTGACCGGGCCGGGTCGAGTGCGTTCAACGCCGGGGAGTCAGCGGCCATTGCCCTGTCCCACCGGAACGACGCTGAGGGTTACGCGGCGGTGGCGGAACTCGCTATGGCCGAGGCCGGGAACTCCGCTGACGACGCGGGCCTCTCCGAGGACAACGCGGTGGCATCTGCCGGACTCGCGCAGACGGCGGCGACGGCGGCGAACGCGGCGCGTACCGGGGCCGAGGGTGCAAGGGACGCGGCGGTGTCGGCAAGGAATGACGCTCAGGCGGCACGCGACGACGCGCAGGCGGCGAGGTCCACGGTTCTCACGGCGCAGTCGGTCACGCTGAACGCCCGTGATGAGGCGCAGGCGGCGGCTACGACAGCGGTGAACAAAGCGGCTGAGGTGTCCAATCTTGGACAGTCCACCGGGCAGAGCGCCGACGCGGCGGCGGCTTCGGCACTGGCGGCACAGCAGGCTCTCGATACCATCAGAGCTACAGCGGTAGCTATGGCGATAGTGCTCTAGGAGACGGACATGTCCAAGCAGGTACTTCGGAACACCGAGTTCAACGCGGCGGCGGGAACGATCACGTTCAACGACTTCGACGAGGACATGGACATTGCCCGGCTGGCGCTTGTCACGAACGTCACCACCGGCCAGTTGCTCTACAACTTCATGGACCCGTCCTCACGCGCCACGTTCAACGGGAACGTCCTGACGCTGGACAAGGATACATCCGGCATGGACGGCCACGTCATCCGCGTGGATTACGACACGTCATTCGGGGATGCCTCATACGACCGGATCGTGGTCGGCAACGCCCGGCAGAAGTTCCGCGACGGATTCGCCCAGCAGGGCACAGTCCAGCCGAACCCGGACACATGGATTCTGGAAGAGGACACGCCCGGCACGCACTTCATTGACCAAGGCGGCGACTCGGCGGGATCGAGCTACCTCCGCATTTCCCTGAACCCGTTTGTCGAGTCCGAGGGACTGTCGCTGACCTCGCGCCGCAGGTTTGCGTTCCCGATGCGCGTCGGCTGGGGCATTTCCGCGTCCCAGCGCATTTCGGGACAGGAGTTCTTCGTCGGGATGGTGGCCGTTGATGAGGACGGCAACATCCCGAAAATTGATCCGGTCGAGGACAAACCGATCACCGGGGCTGTGGCCACGGTTGCGTCGAACGTTGCCACGTTCACCGTCGCCCAGCATGGCCTGAAGGGCGGCGACAGGATCAACATCATCGACTGCGCCGACCACCGCATGAACGTCGGCCCTGTTGCCGTGACGGTCGTAACGGCTGACACATTCACGGTCCCGATCACCATCACCAGCGCCTCGTACTCCACTGTCGGCGGCATCGTCCGCATCGTTGATCCACTGCGGTACGTCAAGAACGGCATGGGCTACCTGTGGGGCGACTCGACCTCAGTGACCACGGCGTCAATTGTGGCCCGGCGTAACGGGGCCAAGTTCCGCTCGACCGCTTCAACAGTGGCGACGACAACAGCCACCCAGTCGAACACCAGCCCGTACACGGATGCGTTCAACTCTGCTGGCAACCAAGAGCTTTACCTGTCGATGGACGAGGCCGTCGCCCGGTCCTATGCCTCGGACTCGAACGCCTCCACGAACGGTTACGTGAAGTTCACGCAAGGCATCCCTGATGAGGAACTTCAGTACGCGCTTCACTTCCGGGCGCGCATCCTTGCCGGGACAACGAAGATAGTGGGCAGAATTGTGTCTGTCACCAAGACGGCCTCGGCGGTCGCGACAGTCACGATGGACCGGCCACATGGTCTTGCCGTGGGCGACTACGTGCAAGGCTACGGCGTGCGTGACCAAACGAACTTCGGCAACCAAAGCACATGGATCGCAGTGGCGTCGGTGCCATCTGATACGACGTACACGCTGACGTGGGGTAGCTCGACGACGGCCACTTCGGCTGGCGGCGCGGTGTGGGTGAATCATGGACAGGTCACAGCGCCGGGTGTGCTCGGGCAGGCTGTCCAGTCCATCTCGCGCACGAACAATGTCCTGACCCTGATCGGCAACGCCACATGGTCCGGCCCGTTGCCGGGCGAATATGTTCAGGTCCACGGGCTTGACCAAGCGCCTGAACATGAGGGTGCCTACAAGGTGCTTCGCGTCTCGACGACGACTCTGGAATTGGAAGCGCCGGGCGAGAACTTCACCTCGATCAACACTGGCGGTGCGGTGTTCCGGCGTACGGACATCAGGCTCCACTTCGCCCGCGTCATGGATTACACCCGGTTGGTCGCTGAGATTGTCGGCGGGAAGGGCAACACCTCGGATGCGAACGGTTCGGTGCCAGTGTCCCTCGCATCAGGCACCGTGTCCGTTTCCCAAACGACCGGCTCTAGCTCGACCATCTGGTCTGCGGCAGGCTGGGGCGGCTTCCTTGTCGCAGACGTGGCTTCAGCGGCGCTCACCGGGTCGTCCACCACGTCTGCGATTACCCCCGCATCGGTGGGTTCCATCGGCACGTACGCGCACACCTTCCAAGTCGTGGTCACGGCCGTCTCGGGTACGAACCCGACGTTCGACGTCAGCATAGAAGAGTCGCCGGACAACGGCACCAACTGGGTACGCATCTACGACTTCCCGCGCATCACCGCCACAGGCTCCTACGTGTCCCCCATGATCCGGGCCACGTACGGCACCCGGTATCGGTACGTGCGTACCATCGGCGGCGCATCACCGTCATTCACGCACGCAATCAACCGGCTTCAGTTCTCCCAGCCGGGGGAGATTGTGAAGCAGTTCTTCGACCGGACGGTGAACCTTCAGACACTGAACGCAACGACGCCTACGTACATCGTGGACGGGTGCAACTACTTCCAGACCACTGTCAGCCTCGGGGCCGCAACGACACCTCCCAACCTCCTGTTGCAAGGCTCCGAGGATGGCAGTAGCTGGTACAACATCGGCGCTACGTGGACCCCTGCCGCGAATGCGCAGACGAAGGATGTTCAGCAGGATGTCATGCCACGGTTCGCAAGGGTACTCGTGCAGACCGCTGGCGCTGGGGTTACGACGAACTGGGTGTCACTGAAGGGATACAGGAAATGACTCAGGAAAGGACGCTCGACTGGTCGCCACGGTTCGATCCAGAGTCGCGCGGATACGCGATCCGTGGGGCGGTCAAAGCTCCCAGAGTTGAGTCGAGGGCGTGGCGTGCGCCGGACCCGCTGGATCAGGGCCGGGAGGGTGCCTGCGTAGGGTTCGGCTGGACGCACGAGGCGCTGTCCACGCCGGTCCCGGTCCGGCTGGAACGGGTGGCCGGTGCGAAGGTCTACAACCCGGACCTGTTCGCCCGCGACCTGTACCGGCAGGCGCAGAGGATCGACGAGTGGGAGGGCGAGAACTACGAGGGCACGTCTGTCCTCGCGGGTGCGAAGGTCATGAAGGGCCTCGGCCTGCTGAAGGAATACCGCTGGGCGTTCGGCGCGGCGGATGTCGTTACAGGCATCCTGACGACCGGCCCGGTGGTGCTGGGCATTCCGTGGTACGAGTCGATGTACGAGGCACCCGATGGGATAGTGGAAGTGGGCGGGGATATGGTGGGCGGTCACTGTATCCTCGCTCGTGCCGTCGCCGCGAAGGGCCGGGTGTTCCCGGATGAGCGGGCTGTCGGCTGGCTCAATTCGTGGGGGCCTGAGTATGGCAAGAACGGACTCGCGTGGATCAGGGAGTCGAAACTGGATTGGCTTCTCCGTCAGGACGGGGAGGCGTGCGTGCCGTACCGTCGTTCGTACGGGGCCGCATAGATTTCCCCTACCGTCTCCGGGGAAACGAAGAAACCCCCCAGCCAAGGTCGCCCTTCTGCTGGGGGGTTTCGGGTGTCCAAGCTTGGACACTATCGTCTGATGCCGGTCAGTTTGCAGTGGAACCGGAACCATCCTTTGACGCCGGATTTGCCGGGGCCTTTTGTCATGTGCGGCCCTGAAAAATACCGGTCGTTGTCGTCGAACAGGATTCCTTGCCCGAGCTTTGTGACGGGGTGGACGTTGACCAGCCCATCGACGTACGCCTTCATGGTGGGTTGCCAGTTGTTCACGTCGGCTTTCCACGCAACCGGGTAGTACACCTCAACGTCGAGCCGCGCCGTCTTGAACTTCGGCAGTCGCAGGGACTGCACCCTGCCGAGGTCTTTGCAGTGCTCGACACGCTTGGCTTTGTGGGACCAGTGCCGGTAGACGTGGTTCTGGTTGAGAACGTAGTCCGAGTGGATCATCTGGTCCCACTCAAAGACGACGACTTCCTCAGCCGTCATCTTTCGACCATTTCAATATCTCCTGAACCGTCCCCTCGTGGACTTGCAGGATGGCGCGGGTGTCAGCGATGGTCTGCTTCGCGGCCATGAACGCGCCGCCACGGAACTGCATCTCCGCGATCCGCAGGCCCCGGTCTATCTCAGCGATGGACTGTAGCGCGATCTGCCGTATCTCGGTTGCCTCTTCGGCTGTTCTTTCAGGCATTGGCCTTGGCCTCCTGTTTCTTGATGGCACGCCGGGCGGCGTCATCCTCGCTGTAGCCGTAAATCCATTCGGCCCATGTGCCTTCGGGTTCGCCGGGCACCGGGGGCATCCTGATCCGGCCTTCCTCGGATCGTGTCACGACCTGAGTTACGCCTTCGGGGTGGCCTTCGACGGAGTAAATCCTTGTCGCCGGGTCATGGCAGATGCAGTTGCACTGGTCGCCTGCCGGGTTCGAGCATTCCTCGTGCCAGTTGATCGAGCACTGGCGGTTCACGCCATGATCGCGGGAGTGGGAGAGTATGCGGTTTGTCCACGCCGCGTCGTCCTCGCCTGTGTGCGGCGGGTACAGGGCGGTCATCTCGAATCGTTCGGTCATGGTGTCTCCTAGGGTGTGTATTGATAGATGAGGTAGCCGTGTTCGTTGCACCTGTCGGTGCGCCAGTAGTCGATGTGGAGGACGGCCACTTCGCCGTCCATCACTTCGGCCATCTGGTAGGCCCGGAGTAGGGGCGGTATGTCGAACGAGTCGAGCACGACGACCGCCTCCTGCCCGTCGAGTGGCCCGCCGACCAAGACGATGGTCTGTTGCATGGCTTGTCCTAGTGGTGTGGGTGGTGCCTCCGGTGGGTGCCGAGGGCCTGTTTGGTTGAGAATGCGTTCCCGCAGGAACACACGAACCGGTGTCCTTTCAGGCAGTTGTCGAGCCAGTAACCGTCTGAGTATCCCGTCCGGCCGCAGATGGTGCATTTGATTCTGTGGCCTCGCTGTTGATAGGTGAAGCGTCCTGAGTGGAGCGCCGCCCGAACCCACGCATCGCGGACTTCCCGCAGTGCGTACCGGGCGGACGCTTTCAATCTAGGCATCAGGGACTCCGGGGTACGGGACGTTGCCACCGTCCTGTTCGCCAGAGCGGAGGTAGGTGACTTCCACCCATCCCCGGATCGACCAGTCAACGTTCACGATCTGGCTGTTCCTGAGCGCCGACTCTGGAATGGTGCTGGAATACGAGCCGATGTACTCGGGTTCCTCGACGGTCGCGTCCGTCCTGTAAAGGACTCGCGTCAGGTGGTAGCCGTCAGGCATCGGCGCTCCTTCCATATGGATCGGTTTTGACGTAGGCGTCCCTTGCGTTTTGGAACTCAGCCGCCGCGAAGCCGAGTTTCGACGCCGCCGCTGTGAGTTGGAGCCACGCCTGCTGGGTGCTTGGCATGGGTTCCGCGATCTGCTCAATGGTCCGCAGTCCCTGCATGTACGGGTCGGCAAGTCCGTTCATGAGCATGTACTCGTTCATCGAGAGGTTCGGTTCCAGAGCGCCCGGCACGTAAATCTCTGCCAGCCACCGCCCGAAACTGTCCTTGTCACCCACGTCCTTGTAGGAGCGGATGAGGATGCGCGAACCTGCCGGGCAGATCGCGTTGATCCAATCCATCGCGGCCTTCTCCCGTTCCGGGTTCTTGTCCGGGGAGTCGAGCCACAACAGGCGGTGCCGTAAAGGTCGCCCGACCATCATGTAGTCGAGCGACACTTCGAGGTCCACGGTGTCCGGGTCTATCCAGCGGATGATCTTAGCCGGATGCTCGTGTTTTGGATTTGGTATCACGCATCTTCCTTACATGGTCTGAGTAGCACTTCGCTGAGCAGATGTCGTATTCGTCGCCGTTGTCCTCAGTCACCTGATACGGCATCTTTCCCTGCCTCCCGCACTGGTCGCATATCTGAACTGTCGCCATCGTCCGTCTCCTGTCCAAGATTGGACACCCGGAAATACCTGACCGGGATGCCCGCTTCCTCAGCCAGCGCCGCGCAATGACTCGCGCCGCTGGACCCATCAACAATGAATGCCAAGCAGAGGTCTGCGCCCCGCTGAACCATCACCTCATTCCTAAGCCGGCCTGCTTTCTTCCCGAACATTTCCCACATCGCCCTGTGTGGTTCCTGATCCATTCCGGCGTTGCGGCTCCACTCGGATGACGCGATCAGGTCCGCGCCTTTGGCCGCGCCGTGGACGAGGACGATCTGTTCGGCGGGTCCGCCGAGTTCCTGATACGCCTCGTACAGCGCGTCGTAGATGACCTGCCGGTCGGTCCACGTCCGCGACCCTGTGACCAGTAGCCGCTTCACCTCTCGATTACCTTCAGGATCAGGTCTGCTACGTGCCGGGCGTGTGCCTGAAACTCGCCCCGGAAGTTGCAGGCCGGGGTGGCGCACTCGACGTTCGGCAGGTGGCGGATCGGCTGGACGGGGGCGTGGTCGTTCACGATGTCAGCGATCTTGTCGCGTAGCTCGGTCACTCTTCACCCCTCACGATCTTGGGCATGATGAGCTTCCCGGCCCCGAGCTTCGTGACTCTCTTCATTTCCTTGCGGACAGCGCGCCGGATTTCCTTCTTGCTCGGATCGGGCGGGGTCGGGTGGGTGTCGAGGTAGTCGTGCCCGGTGGTGATGTATTCGGCCAGCCGCAGGAGGGTCAGCACGCCCTCGCCCGTCTGCCGGATCGAGCCTGTCGCGCTTCCGAACAGGGTGCCGGTGACGCTCTGGTCCCTGCCGGTGACGAGTGTCTTGGCTTCCCGCAGGGCGTCGATGCGTTCCTGCTGGGTGGACGGGGGCTTGGGGTAGTTCACATTCACATGGACGTTCATGTCCATCTTGGCTTCAGCCATGATTTTCCTTCTCTCTGGTAGTCAGGTGTCCAAGCTTGGACAGCCTAAAAAGGGTCGCCCTCGATCAGGGCTTGGAGTCCTTCAACGGTGAGTCCGGGGATGAAAATCCAGTGTCGCTTGAACTGGACCCAGCATCCTTGGACGACCTCTTCGCCGTTGGCAATGTCGGCGTTGTTCCCGTTCCGGGCGAAGGCGATTTTCTTGAACCGTATGAGGTGGTCCCCGACGACAGCCGTCTCTGGACGGCGAGTAGCTTGGCCCGTTGCTGTGGTGTTTTCCATTTCACTATTTCTCCTTCAGTTCGATTCCGATGGAGCGCAGGTCGCGCCGCAGGTTGAGGTGTGCCCGGTGGTCCGAGACGGTGAGGTGGATCGAGATTGGCTTGGTGCCGATGGGGCCGTAGACGACGACGCCGTTGCGCGCCGCCCGGTATCGGACGCCGGACGCGAACACTTCCTTCAGGAGTTTCCGTATGTCGCGGTTCGTACATCCCCGTAGCATGTTCCGCTCGGACTTACTGTGGCCCACCGGGTTTCCCGAGCAGTTCGTTGTTGCGCCATTCGTTGTGGTGCTGGAAACACAGGTAGCGTTTCTTGCTCCCTTGGATGCGGACGTAGGTCGCGTTGAACACTCCCCGCGCTTTCCCTGCCGCGAGTAATTCCGCGCAGTCTTGGCATGTCGTTTTGCGGGTTGAGTTGTGCTTTCGATAAACAATCTGCGCCTCCTTCTCTTTGAGCTTTTTCTTCTCCCACGCCGTCAGTGGCGGCGGCGCGGGCTTTTCCGGTTCCTCGAATCCGGGCAGGGCAACGTCCTCCCAGAGTTGCGGACCCTTTTTCTTTGGGAGCAGATTGTCGTGCATGGTCAGGCTTTCTTGGCGCGGGTCTTACGTTTCGGCTTCGCCATCTCGGGGCCGGGTGTTGGCGTCACCGAGATGCGGTCGTACGCCTTGCGGGTGTACGCCTTCATCTCAGCCTCGTTGACGTGGATGAACCGGATATTGTTTGCCCCGGTGGAACCAGATAAACCCGGTGGGATGACCGCCTTCGCTTCTTTCTTCAGCTTCTCGCCCTCAGTCACCAGATCGAGGCCCTCGCGGTACATGTCCACAGCGGCCTTGACTTCGACATCCTCGATGAGTCCCTCAACGTCGGTGTCAGGGCCACGGCAGATCGTGGCGTACTCGCAATACTTCCAGCAGAACTCACGCGGCATGTCGCGGGATGCGTCCTCGCCGTGTGCGGCGGCGTAGATGACATCGCCCACCCAGTCGTCAATCTCGTTGATGTCTGCCGGGTCATACCAGAACCCGATGGCGTAGCACTCGTCGGATGCGCCGGACCTGTCGTAGTAGACATCGACGAGCCAGATCGGCTGGTCCGGGTCGAGGGTGCCGTCCGCGATCTTCGCTTCGCAGTACGAGACGAGTTGGTACTTCTGCTGTTTGGACTGCCCGTACCGTTTGACGACTTCGAGCTTGTCCTTGGACTTCAAATCCCAGACGCCCTGCGGGTACTCTTCGGTCGCGGCGCTGGCCGGGATCACGATGTCGGGGTGGCCGTCGAGCGCCCAGCCGGACGGTGCGGTCACGGTGCCCTCGGACTGGAACAGCCAGTCGGGGTGTTCGATCTTCATCTGTTCCTCGATGGCGGCACCGAGAACTCGACCGATGAACGCGGCGGTCTTGTCCCGCACGTCTGACGGCGGGGTTTGCCGGACGGTCAGGACGGCGTGCTGTCGGCAGTGTCCAAGGTTGGACACCCCGAGGACGAACTCTGCGGCCTGCCGGGCGCGGTCGGTGTTGTCCGCCGCATGTTGGATCGCGCCGTAGACCGTATCCGCCGACAACTGTTCGAGCATGGACATCTCGCGTGCGCCGGACCGGGGAGTGTCGCCCTCGTCCGTTTCGGCTAGAAATTCCTGTACTGGTGCTTCGCTCATTACTCTCTCGTCTCTCTTGGTGGTGGTGAAGTTGTGGCCCGGAACGACTGCCACCGATGAAGTGGTCCGTCCTCACGTAGCGCCGGGCAGTCTCCTTATAGACCGGCCGGGCCACAACAGTTGGTGATGCGTTCCGCAGGAACGGCGTTCCGTGGACTATGCAGGTATCCACTATCCGAACCTTCGATCCCGTTATCCCTAGCAGTGTTGGTTGGGCGGGTGACGTTGACGGAACGCATCAGGTTTGGTGATGTACCCCGCAGGCCCGGTGCCGGGAACTGAACGACAAGTCGGCACTGCCTAAGCGTTGGGCCTTCGATCCCCGCGCCGGCTTTTGGCCGTCCGGGCGGGGTGACGTTGACGGGATACATCAGGTCTAGGTGGTGGCTTCGGCTTTCGCTTCGGCCTGTTTCTTGGAGCGGATCGCCTTGTTCACGAGGGCGAGGTTGTCGGCGTGCTGTTCGTCGGTGACGCCTTCGGCTGGGCCGGTGTCGAGCCGGGGATTAGCCGCCGCGCCTTCCCTGCCCTGCGCCTTGGTCATCTCAGCGCGGATGCGGTCCTGCTCGTCGGCCCATGCGTTCCACTCGACGAGTTCCTCCGGGGTCGGAGGGCATTCCCCGCCCGGTGCCATCACAACACCGACGACATCGGTGAGCCTGCCGTCGTCGTAGAGCGACAGGCCGAACTGGGTGCCGAGGAACCGGGCCGCACGCTTCAGCGCATCAGACTCGACGGTCTTGATCGCGAAGTCCATCACGTCACCGATCACTGCGCCGGACTGCGAGGTCGCCGCCGCTTCGGTGTAGACCGCGCCGGTCTGGTGGATGGTCAGCTTCACGGTGCCCATCGCCGTGACGCGGAACTTGGTGGTCCCGCCGCTGGCGTTGGGGACATCCGTTTCGATCTTGATGATCTGCATGTCCTGTAGCTCGGACGAGAATCCGCCGAAGCCGAACACCTTGATGAGGGTGGCGATCACATCCCACGATTCAATGTAGGTGAGGTCGCCTTTGCCGGGGAGTTTCTTGGTGCGTTCCTTGCGCAAGTCTCCGACTAGGCCGTTGCGCTGGCGGATGGTCAGGGGTCGTCGAGTGGTAGTCGTTTCGCTCATGGTCTATTTTATCCAATCTGTTTTACAAGTTCAAGGATGTGTCCAAGCTTGGACACTACTTCCGGTAGCGCTTCGTCAAGCGGTCGGGCCAGCCGAACTCAATGTAGAACTGCTCGTTCTGGGATTTCCGCATCTGGCCCTGCGGGTTCTTGTGCGGCGGTTCCGGCTCTGTGATCCCGGCTTCCGCGAACTGCCACTTTAGCTTCTCGTCCTCAGCCTTCTTCTCGGCTTCGAGTTGTGTGAGGACTTCACGCTCGCGCCGGGCTTCAAGTTCCTCCCGGTCCAGCCGGTCCTTCCGTTTGCCGATGAAGTACAGCGTGGGGCTGACCGTCACGAGCAGGACCAGACCGATGCCTAGAATGACCGGCCAAAGCAACGCGCAGACAGCGGCCCAGCAAATCACGCCGGGCAGGCTCTGCCGGTCAAGCTCGGATAGCCGGTCTGCCTCGTAGAAGCGGACGCCGAGGAACGGCATGATGATGAACGCGGCGATTGCCCACACCCACCAAGGGTTGATGAGGCTGAGTACCTCCATGATTCTTCCTTTCTGGTAGTCGGGCCGCTGTACGGCTCTGTGAGGGGCCGAGGGGGGTGGTCAGCTATAACCACCCACCCCGGCCTCTGATCGGCTGTTGCTACCGGGAAAGCGCCGCGCTCCGGTGGGCTTCCCGGTGGGCCTCCCACCACATCGACGGGTCATGCCCGCAAGCATCGAGGAAACGCGCCCGGTCGAACGACGGGTTGCCCTCCGCGATGCAGTTGACGGTCCCGATGACCATCGCTTCCCACATCTCGTACGCTGGTGCCGAGTCGGTGGGGACCGGGCGCAACTTCGCGTACTTCGCCGCTAGGGCCTTGTAAAATTTCCTGCTCATGCTTGTCATTTTGCTCCCATGCAATTCCAGTGCGTGAAGTTTGGTTCCCACGCTTTTCCTTTGGCGCGGACTGAAGCCTGAACCTCAGCCCGCGTCTTGACCGTACCGTCCGCGTTCCGGTTGAACGGGTTCAGCGTTTCCTCGAACGTCTGCGAACGCTGGACCCGCTTGCCGCACACCGGGCACACGCCGTTCCGCTTCTCGACATGCTTGATTTTGTCGAACGTCGTCGTGATCCTCATGCGGCCTCTCTTCCTGTGTGTGCCGTTGACCATGAAATGCCCAGCAACGCGAGTTGCATCACCCCGACCGACGAAGAGAAGGCCCATTCGAGCGCGTCTGAAAGAGTCATCTCTTCGTCGGTGTCCACATCGCATACGCTCGCACCGATTGCGATGACCGAGGCGGTATCGACAGTGGGCGGGATGGTGACTTCAAGGCTCAATCCGTGTGTCATGGCCCTGTTCCTTCCTTATCGTAGACAGCTACACCGCCCACGCAGTCGAACGTCACCCAACCCGCATAGGTCAGGATCGGCATCAACCACGGCTCCGTCTCGTGCGGAGCAATGATGTAGCCGTTCTCTTTGGCTTTCCCGGGGTGTGCGTGGATGAACGCATGGTCCGTATGGCAGAGCCACACCCCGATACATGTGCAGTGCTGGTCGTGACCGTTCTTCACT